GTTTGCTGCCATTGAAGGGCGCGATGGCAAGTATCCTGTGGCAATTCCCCGCCGGCTAAAAGATCGTCTCATCGGCAAATCCATTTTTGTCGATTGTATCAAGGACGAGTCGGGAGGGGAGAGTTTTCGCCATGAATTGCTCACCGGACTCTGAAAAAGACCTTACAGAAGACCCTGTGTGGTTGAATCAGCAAGCAGACAGGTTTCTTGCCTTTGAAATGCTTTATCATGTGGTTCATGCGTCTTACAACGAAGTCGTTCCCTCTGCTTTGGCGGACAAGCTTGGGCTGAACTATAAACTTGTTTCCACGATGATTAGGCAGATTGGCAGACGCGAAACCACTAGCCAGCTCAAGCAACGTTTCAATGAACAACTCTAACGACCACACTCAGGCCATGTTGTACGTCGGCGACAAGCCGAACATTATGGCGCTAAAGACCGCTTATGACCAGACGTTAAACGACTTGGGTTGGTACATGACGACTTGCCGGGATAGCTTCGACTATCGGCGCAACATCTGGGCGGGCAAGGCAAAGGACTTGTTGAAACATGGGGCCGATGCGTTTCCGTGGGAAGATGCGTCGGACACGGAAGTTTTTCTGATTGAAGAGCACATTGACGCCTACGTTTCGCTGTTCATGTCGTCTTTGGGACGGGCAAACATTCGAGCGTTCCCGGTGGAAATGGGCGACGTAGGCCGAGCCAAGGTTGTTTCGGCGTTCCTGAAGTGGATGATTCGGACGTATATTCCCGATTTTGCTCGGCAAATGGAGTTGGGTGCCAACTACCTACTTGAGAAGAACGTAATGATTACTTACGTTGGTTGGCAGAAGGAAGCGCGCACTTTCTTGCAAAAGCTGGACATTAACCAGATTGCCGAGATTAGCCCGCCGCTGGCCCGCCTAGTTTTGAGCGGTGAAAACGACGAACAGCTTATTATGCTGTTCAAGCAGCAGTTTGCGGGCATCAAGGACAAGCGCATTAAAAAAGCGTTGATCCAGCTTCGGAAGGATGGCGTAGCGGAGTTGCCCGTCGTGCGGCAGTCAATCAATGCCCCCAAGGTGGCGGCGCTGGCGCCAGATGGCGACGTTTTCTTTCCCGCCTATACGACCAACCCGCAAGAGGCTCCATATTGCTTCTGGCGCGTCATTATGACGGCGCAGCAGCTTTGGAACAAAGTCGAGACTGAAGGCTGGGACGAAGAGTGGGTGGAGCAGGTTCTTAAAGGCCCTACGGCATCCGTGGAGATGGGCGAACCGCGTACCAGCGCCACCCGTAGCCGCACCGTTAACACGTCTAGCAACGAACTGTTTGAGGTGATCTATTGCTATCAACGCCTCATTGACGACGATGACGGGAGCCAAGGCATCTATTGCACGGTGTTCCATCCTCATTTTACGGGCAAAGTAGGCGAACCGGCCTATGCCAAGCGTGAACTTATGAACGGCTACGACGACTACCCTTTTGTCGTTACTCGCCTTTCCGAAGACAACAAGCGCCTCTACGAGTGCAATACGCTGCCCGAAAAAATGCGTGGCGCCCAGTGGCAAGTAAAGGTGGAGCGGGACTCCAGAATTGATCGAAACAGCCTTGCAACGTGCCCCCCGCGCATGGTGCCCGACAATTTCAAGGGTTCGCTGGATTGGTCACCAAAGTCGCTTATTCCTTACCGGCGCATGGGTGAGATCCACTTTGCTCCTGTCCCGCAGTTTAACCCTGGCAGCGTGGAGATCGAGCGCACTATTATCGACGAATGCCGCCGCATGATGGGCCGCGACCCCGAGACGGACGGCTTGGCTACGGTGAAGCAGCAGGCGTTTGTTTCCAAATTCTTGAACCACGTACAGGAGGTCATTCGGTACGCCTTTCAATGCTTTCAGCGGTTCGGCCCCGAAGAGGTGTTCTTCCGCGTGACGGGTGTTTCGGACAGCGTGAAGTTCAGCCGTGGCGACCCGAACGAGAAGTTCGACATCACGATCATGTTTGACGTGCTAAACAACGACCCCGAGACGGTAGAAAAGCAGATTCAGCAGATGGTGACGCTGAAGCAGATCGACACCGAAGGCCGCATGAAGATGGGCGACGTGCTTGAATTTGTCGCCTATACGATTAACCCGGCAATGGCGGATGCCGTCTTGCAGCCGGCCCAGCAGGCGCAAGAAAACGTCGTCAAGAAGGTCACGGACGACTTGGCCAAGATTTACGCTGGCATCGAGGTTGGGGCGCAACCCAATGGGGCGCAAATTGCCTTGCAGGTGGTTCAGCAGTACCTCCAGCAGCCGGATGTCATGCAACGTGCCCAGCAGGACGAAGCCTTCAAGGCCCGCCTAGAGAAGTACGTCGAACAGTATCAATTCCAAATGACGCAGATGCAGAATGCGCAGATTGGAAAGATTGGCACCAAGCCCGCCCAAATGGCCGAAATGCAAACGCAGCAGCTTAATCAAGCCCAATGATCCAAGTATTTGACCATAAGACGCTGGAACGTCTACACAACAGCTCCGATTTCCTTGCCTTGATGGAGCACGTCAAGGATTGCCGCGAGGGCCACATCCGTGATTTGCACGGCGCTACAAGCGAAACCATACAGCAAATTAGCGGGCGGATCCTGGCTTTGGATGAACTGCTGGCCCTTGTTTCCTATACGGAGTTCAAAGAACGATTCCGAAAACTTCAAGGATAGGTGTGTGCTATACTCCGAATTACGCAGTCGCCTTGGCGTAAAGAGGGCGGAGTTAGATAACACATTCTATGTCAGAACAAGCAGTCGTACAGTCCATCGCGGAGGACTCTAAACCAGCCGTGGCAGAAAAACCGAAGACGGAGGCCGAATTTATCGCTTCCCGAATCGCCAAGCGCAAGGAGAAGCAGACAAAGCAACCCCCGGCGCCGGAAAAGTCCGAGGCTAGTGCCACGGTGGTAAAGGAAGAAAAGAAACCTGAACCTCCTGAAGCAAAAGCTGAAGACGAGGCGGTACAAGTTCTTTCCAAGCCCATTAATGAACTGACGGAAGAAGAGATTGATCTTCTGGCGTCCAAGGGGAAGAGCGGTCTGCTCAAGCGGGTGTCCGAACTAACGGCCAAGCGCAAGCAGGTTGAAGAACGCCTCGCGGCCTTAGAAGACAGTATCAAGAAACAGCAGCCTCCTGCTCCCGAGCGGATCGAGAATAATCCCTACGAGTCCATTAGCGATATCACCACGCTTAACGGTAAGCGCAAAGAGGTGGAAACGCTCTTGGAAACGTTCGACGACGTACTCGACAAAGCCGATGGTCTGTCAGCCTCCGAAATCATTTTGGAATCGGAAGGCAAGCAATACACCAAGGCTGAAATCAAGGAACTGCGTCGAAAGGCCATCAAGGCCAAGGATAAGTACCTGCCAGCCCAGCACAACGAAATCGTGATGCGGGAGCAGGGAAAACAGCTTGAAGCCCAACTCTCGCAGCAGGCGCGCAAGGAAATTTCTTGGGTGGAGAATAACGAGGACGACACTACGAAGCGTTATGCTTCAATGATCAATGACCCTCGTGTTCTGAAAGCCAAGAAGCTCGTTCCTGAATTGGCCCCCCAATTGGATTACATCCTAGCCCACGCGGCAAATTCAATGTGGGGCCGGCGTCTGATTGTAGATGACAAGCCGTCCAACGGCAAGTCGCCCTCTCTTACGCCTCCGTCCAGTCCCAGCACGTCCACAGCGGCTCCTACCAATGTCGATGCGCGAAAGGAAAAGTCCATTAAGGAATTGGAAAGTCGGTTTAGAGAAAGTCAAAGCACCAACGACTACTTGGCCCTTCGCACAGCAAAACATCAATTACGTAAGCGTATTTAAACCATGTCCTTCTCAAACACCTACGACACGACCTCTCCGGGTTCTGCCGCGCTCAACCGCGAGGAAATCGAATCGGCTGTCGCCCTGCTCGCCCCGTCGTCCACGCCCGTGTACTCGATGGCCGAAAAGCTCAAGATCCGCGCCACTTTCCATGAGTGGGGCGTCGACAAGTTGGCTGATGTCAACACCACGTCGGTTCCCGAGGGCGCCGACGTTACCAGCTTTACCAACAAGTTTGCCGATCTCGCTCGCCTGGGCAATTACGTCCACACGCTGCGGCGCGAATTTATGGAGACCAACCTCCAAAAGGCTGTTGATTCGGGCGACGCTTCTACCTACGCGAAGGCCGAACTGAAGGCTATTAAAGAACTTAAGCGCGACATTGAGGCGACCATCCTTGGCACCCAAGATCGTGCGGCAGAGAACGGTGGCGGCACCGCGTACACGCTGCGCGGTCTCGGCGACTGGCTGGATAGCACCGGCCCGTCCGATGTTCCTGCGCCCTATCGCACCCCGTCGGGCAGCATTCACGCTTCCGGCGCCATGTCGGAGGTCGCGTTCAATGGTCTTATTACGTCGGTTTACCGCACGAGCGGCGAAGCGGCGGATTTGACGCTTGTTGCTGACACGGCACTGCGTACCGTTATCACCGCCTACACGCAGGCCGACACGACCACGGGCGCCATTCGCACGTATAACGCCAACAGCGGTGACGGCACCATCAAGCTGTTCGTGAAGCAATATATGGCGGACAACGGTTCGGTGTCCATCGTCAACATGAACCCCGTTACCTCGCCGGACACGACGAACAAGGACGTGGGCTATCTTATCAACCCGGATTACCTCAAAGTTGGCGAACTC